TCCGCGACAACTCATCACACACCGCTTCACTAGCCCAGATTCGCATCTGATTGGTAGCATCTTTATAGTCAACGCTAACGAACTTTCGGTTCGACGGTAGACTTGCACCAAGAGCGTCAAAGACGTCTCTTTCATTGGCCGGTTTCCCGATAAAACGGAAAACTTTATGCTCCTTGAGCACCGACCATAGAAACTTTTGCAAAGGCTTTAACACGGTATTGAGATTTGGGGGGCCCTTCGTGATTACGCGAACCTTCAAAGCCTCGGGCAGGGCCACAGGTGCAACACCCGGGATCTCCTTAACCGCCTCATCAATCATTTCCGCATAAAACGCCGAAAACGTTGATTTCAACTTTGAATCATCGTACACAACTTCAGGATCCACACCTGCACCAATTGATTCATCCTCCATACCAGGGTACCTCACGGTAAACTTCAAGAGATTGCGTTTCGCAGAAAATTTCTCAAGAAGACCCTGTTTAAAGTATCCAACGGCACCGCCTTTTGCGCGGGAATTAATATAATTTGCCGAGGTACTGGGGAAGAACTGTCCCATCACATCACTTGCCACAAAACGTCGTCCATGAAACATTTCACGAACAGTCCGAACGACCTGCTCTCTACAGGTTTCCACCGACAACCTCGTCTTTACGCCTAGGCATCTGACATTGCTGTCAATTTGATCCCAAGTCGAGACGGACGTATCGGTCTGAACAGGAGGCTTCGTTGTCAAAACCTTCTGCGTATCCATAGCTGCAGCCTGCAGCATGGCCTTATCCGGACGCGGCATGCCTTTCTTTGTCATCAACAGGCTGTTGAGTAGACACTGGCATTTCGCAACTGATTTGTGGGCGAGGTAACGGTTAATCCAGTTTCCCAGAGAACCATTAACAAGGCGACGTGGACTTGACACCACGCCGGCCGGAGGAGTAGGCAATTCATTTGAAGTAGCATGAGCATAAAATTCTGCCAGCTAAAACTTCGCGAATTTCAACCAACCCCCGGTGCCAATCATCATGTCACACTCCGACCAGTGATCTACTGTCGTCTTCGGACTCCAACCGGAAAACTTCCTGAATCCAAAAATCTGACATATCACCAAGATCACCTCCACACACTCCGCCACCTTTCTCCTAACACCCAATTCCTCAGAAACATTGCCACGTCTCGTAAGACGCAGCTTTGCGATGTTTCTGGGAAGGCTACTACCCGCTGTAACCTTAGACGGAAGGCGTTGCCTCACTAGCTGTGAGGTTTGTCCTTTTGTCATTGTCATAGAGCTTTTCGATCGTCGAATCCCCCCGATGGGAATCTGAACTCTTGCATTTGTCCCACGTAGGGGGACTTGTGCCGAGCCTTTCAGAAACCGTCCGGAGGTTTTGA